ATGCTTCTGCAATGTTTAGTGAGTATTATACAAATAGTAACGAAGATATTTCACCAGATTATGATGATAATTTTGGTGGATGGGTAATGAGTTAGAATATGAGTAACTGGGGAAAAGGTTCTGAAAATAATAATATAGGTTGGGGACAAGCAGCTCACACATCAACTAATGGCTGGGGTGAATCTCATAAAACAAGTTATGCTGGTTTAACAGATATTGTAGGTGATCCAGCACTAAGTATTTCTTATTCTGCTAGTGCTTTATGTGAAAACGCAAGTAACCCTACACCAACTGTCAGCGGAAATGAAGGTTCTGGTACATTCAGCTCAAGTACTGGATTAGTGTTTTTAGATAGTGGTTCAAATACAAGCAGTTCAACAGGTGTTGTTAATATTAGTGCATCTACTGCTGGAGCAACTTATGTAATTACTTACACAGATACTAATGCTGCAACTGCTACTTTTAGTTTAACAATAAATAATTTAGATAATGCTGCCTTTGCTTATTCTGCAAGTAGTTTTGAGCCAACAGGTTCAGATCCTACACCAACTATTACAGGATTATCAGGCGGTACATTTAGTTCTACAAGTGGTTTAGTATTTGTTGATAGTGGAACTAATACAGGAAGTTCAACTGGTCAGATAGATTTAAGTGCTACTACTGAAGCTACTTATACCATTACTTATGATACTACTTCAAGCGGTTCAAGTGTTTGTCCAAATACATCTACTCAATCTGTAGAAGTGGCTGTGGCTGGTATTGCTAATAACTACAGTATGGAATTTGATGGAACAAATGAAACTATTGAAACTAATTACTATTGGTCAACTGGCAACACAGCAAAATCAATTTCATTATGGTTTTATAAAGATTCAGGTGATGCAACTCTTATAGGTGGTGGACAAAATAGTCCTGGAAAATATTTTGGCATATCAAGTTTTAACTATAACAGTAGGTTTAAATTTGATATTAATCCTTCAATAAATTTTAGTAATAATAGTGCAGCTACTGGACAATGGCAACACGTAGTTGTAACAGCAGAACCAAGTGGAAGTGATACTATTTTAAATGGATATGTTGATGGAGTTTTAGATTCAAATTTTCCACACTCAGTAGCTAATGGTACTACAGCTAACCCAACAACTGTAGCTGGCGGAATTAATACTGGTAGTACAGTTTCCGTAACAATAGGAGAAAATAATGTTTTAAATTATAACAAATTTCCTAATGGTAAAATAGATGAAGTAGCAATCTGGAATACAGCTTTAACAGCTACTCAAGTATCAGAGATATACAACGCAAAAGGAACTAATTTAACTAAGGACTTGTCAACTGTTTCTGGAAGTAATTTGAAACTATGGTTAAGAATGGGCGACTAAAGAATTAAGAATATGAGTAACTACTATAATAGACAGTGGCGTTTGCCTAACGCATGGAACGGCACAGAAAGTAATGTTAACAAGCAAAGTAACTATTCTATGGACTTTGATGGGAGTAATGATACTATAAATATTGGAACAAGTTTAAATTCAGTTTTAAATGGTTATTCAAGTTCATTTACTATTTCTTGTTGGATAAATGCTTCAGATAGTAGTAATAGAAAAGGAATAATTTCTAATTATACGGGAATAGGAACATATCTTGATTTAATAAACCAAAGTTCAACAACTTTTAAATTACAAGGTGGTTATCACACAACTTCTGCTTCAAGTGGTTTTGTTTTAAGACAAAACAATACAAATTTAAATATTAATAACTGGTACAATATAGTTTTAGTTGTAAGTTCTGGTGGAGCAAGTGGTTCTGTAGATATATACGTTAATGGAAGTTTAGATAATGGTATACAATACCACAATACTACACAATCTTATACTAATACAAATAATTTATATATATCAACTAACTTAGGTTATCAAGGAAACTTTTTTAATGGCAAAATAGATGCAGTAGCCATTTTTGATTACCCTCTTTCCTCAAGCCAAGTAACAACTCTTTATGGTTCAAGCTCTACTGGTATAGGAAACCCAATGAGTTTAAGTCCAGCTCCAGTGGCATATTACCCACTCGGTGACCAAGATGCTTTCAATGGTTCTAATTATTTAGTGCCTAATAGTTCTTTAAAAGATTATGTTTTTAATCAAAATGGAAATCAACTTGTTACAATAACAGGTAATTCAACAACGCAACCTACAGGCGATTATAGTTTGTCAATTTGGGTTAAAATTGTTGGTTCAGCTACTTATAGTGGTATTTTAAATGCCACAACTAATAATAATGCTAATGGAGTTGGATTCCTTTACAAATATTCAACAGGCCAATTTGAATTTTATCAAGGTGCTTTTGCAAATATTTTAATTTTTACAGGTTCTACGAACACTTGGCAAAATATTATTATATCTTATAATAATACAACAGGTGATTTAATAGCTTATTTAAATGGTCAACAAGCAGATTCAAATACTATTACACCAAGTGGAGTTAGCTGGGTTGTTGATTGGCAGTTAAATAACTATAGGCAATCAGCTTCTCCGCTATATGGGCAAAATGAATTTTCAAATTTTCAAATATTCGACACAGCACTATCAGCTTCAGATGCAGAAACTCTTTATAATAATGGCTCTCCACTTACTTCAATGAGTGGCTTTACTTCTTTGCAAGGTTGGTGGAAATTAGATGCTTCTGCTACTTATGATTCATCAACAACAACTTGGACTATACCTGATGACAGTACAAACTCAAACGATGGCACAAGCTCAGGAATGACACAAGCCAATTTAGTACAAAGTGATTTAAGTTTTACAAGTGGTTACTCTCCTTATGCTTTAGCTTTTGACGGAACAAATGATTATATAAGTATAAGCCCAAGTGTTGCAACATCTAATCAACATACAGTTTCTACTTGGATAAAATCAAATGATTTAACAAGTAGTGCTATTGGTTATCTATTTACTACAGAAACCACCATTAAAGGAATTGGATTAGATGAAGGTGATGGCTCATTTGGAGCAGGCAAGTTTTATTATTGGAATGGTGGTAGTGCTACTACAGTTAGCACAACAGCTATAACTGTAAATAATTGGCATCATATAGTTTTTGTTTTTGATAGTACAGCTAATGAAATTAAATTTTATTTAGATGGTAATTTAGATAAAACTACAACTGTTACAATTGGCACAGCTGGTAGTATTAAAACAATAGGAAGTTATAATGCAATTTTACACTATTTAAATGGTTTACTTTCAAATTTTTCAATCTGGAATGCTGCTTTAACATCTTCACAAGTAACAGAAATTTATAATCAGGGTGTACCATCTAACCTAAACAACCATAGTGCCTATTCAAACTTAGTAAGTTGGTGGCAGTTAGGAAGTAATAGTTCTTTTAATACTAACTGGACTGTATTAGATGAAAAGGGAACAAACAATGGAACATCTGCAAATATGGGAGAAGATGCTATAGTAGACGGTGTTGGTAGTTATGCAAATGGAACAAGCTCTGGAATGGGTGGAGATGAAGTTATAGGAGATGCACCTTACAGCACAGCAAATTCTCTTAGTGTAAATATGGATATAGAAGATAGAGTAAGTGATACACCAAGTTAATAATATTAAATAAATAAAAATGAGTGATAGAAAATACGTAGTAATAGATTTAAGCAATACAGATAAAGTGCTTTTTTCTCAGGTAAATCAATCTTCTGCACAATCAGTAAGAAGAAATTTAGCTAATACACAGTGCTTACTTTCTTACAGGGTTGAACCATCTTTTATTAGTGATGGGACTTTACCTATTGTAGGAAGTGTTATGACGCAAACAGAAGCATTGACAATGTTAGCTGGAAGTGATTGGAGTGAACCACTACCTGAGGAATGAGAACTTTAGTAGCTAAAATTGATAAACCAAGAAAAAGGCGTAGAGGTGTGCATAGTAAAAACGCATCTAAAGGGCAAGTAGGATATAAAAAAGTCTATCGTGGACAAGGTAAATAATATAGAAATGGATGACCATACATTATTAATAGGTTTAATCTCCGCATTGGGATTAAAAGAAATTTGGAATATCTGGAAAAAGAAAATAGATATTTCTGCTCAAAAAGGCGAAAGAAAAGACAACCTATATGCAGAACAGATTAAAAATTTAACTGATAAAATAGAACAGTTAGAAACGAAAATTCAAACACTTATTGAAGAAAATACCCAACTATTAGTAAAGGTTGCAAGAATGGAGGAGAAGTTGATTACTAATGCTAAACGCAGAGTTCAAACTAGAAGAAAAAAAGATGAGAGAAATTAAAGAGATTCACATTCATTGCACAGCCACTAGAGAAGGTCATGCTATTACAGCAGATGAAATTAGAAAATGGCACAAGGCAAGAGGATGGTCAGACATTGGCTATCACTATATAATAGGTTTTCAGCAAATAGAATTTGGTAGACCTCTGCACAGGATTCCAGCTAGTGCAAAAGGACATAATAAATCAAGTGCAGCACTTGCATACGTTGGGGGGTTAGATGAAAATGGTAAAGCTAAAGACACTAGAACACCAAGACAAAAAGAACTTTTAATTAAGATCATAAAGCAGTTAAAAGCTAAATATCCAAAGGCAATAATTATTGGGCATCGTGATTTAAGCCCTGACAGAGATGGAGATTCAAAAGTGGAGGAGAGTGAGTGGCTTAAATCTTGTCCATGTTTCCCAGCCGAAAGGTGGGGTTATGAATTAGGTCTACAGCCTAAAGGATATAAGCCAAGAAGTGAAGAAGCACAAAATTATTTAAAAGATGAAAAAGCTAAAAGAAACAAAGCTAGGTCAAACTCTAAAAAGAGTAGCACCGCAAGTTCTTGATGTAGTAGGTTCAATCTTGCCTGATCAAGGAGCTTTAGGCATTGTAAAGAACTTAATTGACAAAGATGAAAATATTGATCCAGCCACTAAACAAATGCTGCATGAACAACTTGTAGAAACCTATAAACTAGAAGTAGAAGATAGGGATTCAGCAAGAAAAAGAGAAGTAGAAATACTTAAAACTGGTTCTAAAGACTGGATGATGAATGTTACAGGAATCATTGGTTTAGGAAGTTTTATATTTCTGATTTATGCAATAGTATTTATTACAGTACCAGAACATAATAGTGAATTAATGATTCATACAACTGGAATAGTGGAAGGGATAGTTTTGAGTATAGTGGGTTACTATTTTGGAAGTATCGCCAAAAACAAAGAATGAAAAAATTTAGTGAACTCTATTCTGATAATGGCAACCCCAAAGTCAGATTATCCGAAGAAGAATATAATATAATCTACCAATACAGAGAAAAAACAAAGCCTACTGAAAGGCGTATTTTAGTTATAGGTGATCTCCACTCACCATTTGATTTAGAAGAATATCATCAACATTGTGTAGATACTTATAATAAATGGAATTGTAACCAAGTAATATTTATTGGAGATGTTATAGATAATCATTACAGCAGTTATCATGAAACAGATGCTGATGGTATGGGTGGTGCTGATGAATTAGATTTAGCTATAGATAGACTTAAAAGATATTATAAATCTTTTCCAGTAGCAGATGTAGTTATAGGAAACCACGATAGAATGATTATGCGTAAAGCACAAACTTCTTCTATACCTACTAAATGGATTAAAGCTTATAAAGATGTCTTAGAAGTGCCTAAATGGAATTTTACTGAAAGAGTAGAATATGATCAAGTACAATATATTCATGGAGAAGCTGGAACTGCTAGAACTAAAAGTAAAGCTGATATGCAAAGCACAGTTCAAGGACACCTACACACACAAGCATATTGTGAATATACAGTTGGAAGAAACTTTAAAATATTTGGCATGCAGATTGGCTGTGGAATAGATTTTAGTTCTTATGCTATGGCTTATGCTAAAGCTGGTAAAAAACCAGCAGTAGGCTGTGGTGTAGTCATTGGTGGTAAAACAGCTATTAATTGTATGATGGAGCTATAAAACTGTACACAATAGAGTACACAATTAAAATAAAAAAACCATAACTATCTGTAAATAAAACAGTTATGGCTTTAGGTGGTGATCGCGCCAGCACTCTAACCTTTTTACATTAAATTAACTTAGTTTTGTATTTTATGGTAAAATAACAGGTTATTTTTTGTTATCATTGTACTAAGTTTACACTTTTTATGTAAAATAAATACATAAAAACTGTACACAATACTATACACAATGTACTTTTTTCTAAACAATCCACGTAACAAAAAATCTGCCATAAGACTAAGATATTATGTAAAATCTGAAAAACAAACCTTTGTTTATTCTACTGGTATTTCTATTGATCCGAAAAACTGGAATAAAGAAAATAGAATGCCTAAAGCTAAAGCTGGAGCTGCTGGTTTTGAATTAAAACAAATAACTAATCAGTTAAATAGATATGTAGAAGAATTGCATATTTCTATTAATAATATAGAATTAGAGGATAAACCAGTAACAAGGGAAGAATTAAAAAAACGATTAAATCAACGTTTTAAGCATGTTTTTGTCAAAAAAACAACACTTTTAGACCATTTAGATGAATTTATTGAAGAAAAAGAAAAATTAGGAAAGAACACAAAAAAGAGTATTGACAAGTATAGAGGATTGAAAAGAAAACTGTACGACTATAAAAAGGATTTAAAATTGAATGATATTAATAAAAATTTTATGGTTGATTTTGTTAGTTACTTAAGACATGTAGATAAGCTTGGTGATAATAGTTTAAATAGAAACATAGGCTATTTAAAGACTTTTTTAAAGTGGTGTAGGTATTCTGGAATAAAACTAGATGAAACTTACAACCAAATAAAAGTTTCTACAAGAGATGCAGATCATGTCCACCTAAGTAAACTTCAAGTCCACTTGCTGTGCACTTTAGAATTAAATAAAACTTTAGATAAATACAGAGATTTATTTTTAATTGGTGTTTATTCTGGTCAAAGGTTTTCAGACTATACAGTATTTAAAAAATCAGATGTTATTAATGGTAGAATTGAAAAGAGAGCTGAAAAAACAGATTACAAAAGTTATATTCCTATTTCTAAAAATTTAGAAACATTATTAAATAAGTGGGAGTGGAGATTGCCAAAAGTAAGCAACAAAATCA